ATGGGAAACGACAGGTGTTGATGTAAGTTTTAGTTTAAGTTCTAGTCAGAGTTCTTCAAGTTCTTCAAGTGCATCTCAAAGACAAGGATCACTTTCAGAATTTAGAGATTCTACTTCAGATAGATCCGATGCAACAAGTGTTCCTCAAACTTTCTTAGTCGAAGAAGAAACAACTAATACAACAACTTCTACAACAATAAGTGGAACTGTTGGAGTTGATCTTCAGCAACAAAGAAGAGGAACTCAAACAACAGTAACTGAACAAATTGATACCGAGTCTCTTGGAGATAGAATTACAAGTAGAAATATAATTAATTTCATGAGATCTCGTAATATTGAATTTACGGGAAGAAGATTAAAACCATTTACGCAAGTTTATCCTTTCTTTGATAACGTTGATGTAACTTCATTCTGCTTTAGTAAGTTACTTGAAATTCAAATGTCATCTGGAACTTTCCAGGTTGGAGAAACTGTAATTGGATTCATGCCAAGCACTCAGACAACTCCAAATGTTGATACTGAGTCTTCACCAACAATTGCTTTTAGAGTATCTACGCCAAACCATAAGTATGGCCCATACAACAATCCAACTGATATCTTTGAAAGAAATCCTTATGATAGAGAGAATCAGATTCCCACATTATATTCTGCATCTTCTACAATATTGAACGTAGATACTTTTAGTTTGGCTGATGAAAGTCAACCAAACTTTAGTGGAAATGTAAGAACTGGTATGCTCCTTAGAGGACAAAGCAGTGGTGCAGAAGCAACGATATCCAATGTCAGAATCGTAACTGACAGACTTGGAACAGTTATTGGATCATTCTTAGTTCCAAATGGAAATAATGCATCTAATCCAATTTTTGAAACTGGAAGAACAAGATTTAGATTAACAAGCAGTTCAATTGATTCTAAGGTTCCTGGTGTAGTAACCACGTCTGCAGAAGAGATTTTCTACTCGCAAGGTGACATTGATAATACTCAAGAGGTTACTTTATCACTCAGAAACGCAAGAGTTGAACATAATGATAACTTCTTAGAAACAAGAACAATTGGTGATAGTGCTTCATCTTCAACTACATTTGTGAGTGGAACAGATTCCAGCACAAGACTTACTGGAGAATATAGAGATCCACTTGCACAAAGTTTCATTGTTGATGATGAAACTGGTATTTTTGTTACTAAAATTGATCTTTACTTTGCAGCAAAATCAAGCGATCTTCCCGTAACAGTTCAAATTAGAGAAGTTGAGTTGGGAACTCCATCTCAAAAGATTCTTCCATATTCTGAAGTTGAATTATCACCAGATCAAGTAAATATTTCTTCTGATGCAAGTATTGCAACAACATTCGAATTTGAGTCCCCTGTTTATTTGGAGGGACAAAGAGAGTATGCAATTATTGTCATTTCTAACTCTACCGAATATACTGTTTGGATTTCTAGACTTGGAGAGTCTGATGTTTCTACTTTAGGAACAGAAAGAGGACAAATTCTTGTTTCAACGCAGAGATTGTTAGGTTCTCTGTTTAAGTCTCAAAACGCATCTACTTGGACTCCAAGCCAATATGAAGATTTGACTTTTGAACTTTACAGAGCAAACTTTGTTTCATCTGGAAGTGTTCAATTCTTTAACCCAGAACTTTCTAAAAACCTTGAATTGCTAACAGCAAATCCAATTACGATGACATCTAATACTGTCAGAATTGGAATTGGCACAACTGTTAATGATCAGGAATTAACAATTGGAAACACAATACTTCAAAATGGAGTAAATGTTTCTGGAAAACTTGTTGGATATGGCGGAACTGCTACTGGCAATCTTAACATCACTAATGCTGGTGTTGGATATACTCCTTCAGCAGGAAGCCTTACCTATACTGGCGTAGCACTAACAAGTGTAATTGGAAATGGCGTAAATGCGACTGCCGATATTCATATTAATAATGGAGTTGCTGTTGGAGCAACTATTGTTAATGGTGGAACTGGATATACCATTGGTGATATTGTTTCGCCAATACAAATTGGTTCCAACAGTCTCGGAAGTGGAATGAGATTAAGTGTTTCTCAACTTAGTGGACAAAATCAACTTATTGTTTCAAATATTCAAGGAGAATTTGAAACTGGAGTTGGTAAGTCTATTCAATACGTAAACAATGCTGGCGTAACCACAGATCTAAATGGACAAATTGGTGGAAATGTATTGGCAATTTCTCCAATAACTGAAGTTTCTGATGGACTTCACTTCAAAGTGTTCCAAAGAAACCATGGTATGCATTCTGGAGTTAATAAGGTTACAATTACAAACGTTCAATCTGACACAACTCCAACAACGTTGAGTGCAAACTATACTGCATCGGCAACAGGAAATATTTCAGTTGCAAGCACTTCTAACTTTGGAACTTTTGAAAATGTAAGTATTGGTGCTACTAATCCAGGTTATGCTTTAATTGGAAATGAAATTATTTCTTACACTGGAGTTGCTGCAAATGCTCTTACGGGTGTAACAAGACAAATTGATGGAACCAAGGCATTTAGTTATCTCTCTGGTGATTTGGTTTATAAGTATGAGTTAAATGGAGTTTCTTTGAGAAGAATCAATAAGACTCATACTCTATCTGATGCAACTGTGGCCGATCCAAGAAGTTTTGACTTCTATAATGTGAAAGTTGACATGACTTCAAATGGAGTTGATAGATCCTCAACACTAACGATGCCAGAACTTCACTTCAATGAAACTAAGATTGGTGGAGGAATCAAAGCAAGATCCACATATAATATTCAATATGAGTTGATCACTCCTAATGTTAGAGTTATTTCTCCTACAGGAACAGGTATCGTACCTTCTGTAAGAACAGTAACAGGAAGAAGTGTCAGTGGTTCTGAAGCTGGATATGTTGATAAGGGATTCAAGCAAATTTCTTTAAATCAAGCAAATTATTTTGATTCTCCAAGAATTGTGGCTTCCAAAGTTAATGAAAATGAGTATCTCACTTCCTTACCTGGAAACAAATCATTTACAATGAATGTAAACTTTACAACTTCAGATTCTAGAATTTCTCCAGCAGTTGATTTGCAAAATAATAGCATTATATTTACTTCAAACAGAGTAAATAGTCCTGTTTCAAATTATGCTACCGACTTTAGAGTAAATGATACTGTTAATGATCCTAATAGTTTCTATTATGTAACCAAGAATGTTTCCTTAGAAAATCCAGCAACTTCTATTCAAGTAATAGTTGATGGATATGTAAGCAATTACGGTGATTTGAGAGCTTTCTACGCGGTAGATCAAGAATCTCAAGTTAATGAAACTATTTTTGTTCCATTCCCAGGATATCAAAATGTCAATATTTATGGAAACGTGATTAATCCATCTGCTAATAATGGACAAGCATCATCGTTTGTTCCAAAAGTTGATGATTATGCTTATGAACCAACTGGTGAGTTGTTCAGAGAATACAAGTTTGTTGTTGATAACCTACAACCATTTAAATTCTTTAGGATTAAATTGATTGGTACATCAACAAATCAAGCTTTTGTTCCTATCATTAAAAACTTTAGAGTTATTGCCCTTGCTTGATATGGATCTAATACCAGTGGAAGGAAGTCCCGGTTTATACCGGGACAATCTTTCAAACGCGATTGTAAATACAAATAAAAATGATTATGAGTCATATTTGAACTCAAGGAAAAAAATGAATAGTGAAAGAGAAAAGATTGATTCTTTAGAAAAAGAAATTAGTTCTGTTAAAGATGATATTGGCGAAATAAAAAATTTATTATTTAAATTAGTGCAGAATCAAACCCTAAATAACTAAAATAGCAACTCTATAATGTCGAGGCACACGATTACATTTGATCCTGACTCTGGTGTTGCATATGGTGTAAATTTAACCATCAACACTGGATCAAACTTTACTGGAAAATTCACTATTTTAAATACATCTGGTGCGGCTTTTAATTTTACTGGTTGGACAGCATCTTCTCAGATGTCTAAAAGTGTTTCGATAGGATCGACTTTGTACCCATCAGCAACATTTAATGTTGGATTTACAAGTGAGGCGGGAGGAAAGTTTGATTTAACTTTATCATCATCTACTACAAGAAATTTAAGTGAGGGTAGATACGTTTACGATGTTCTTGTAAGTTCTGGATCAAGTGTGTACAGAATTGCTGAAGGAAATGTTTTAGTTTTAGCTGGTATTTCATCAGCACCATAAATATTTTTTAGAGATATAAATTAAATGGCGCAACCAACCTCTAGACAAGAGTTAATAGATTATTGTAAAAGGAAACTGGGAGCGCCAGTTTTAGAGATTAATGTTGCCGATGAGCAAATTGATGATCTTGTTGATGACGCACTGCAATTTTTTAACGAAAGACATTTTGATGGTGTAACTCAGATTTATCTGAAATATCAAATCACACAAGACGATATTAATAGAGGAAGAGCTCCTGCAGGACAAAGTTCTGTTGCTGGAATTGTAACTACAACAGCAACAACATCAATTGTAGGAACAGCGACTACGTTTACATATACAGAAAATAGTAACTATTTGCAGATTCCATCATCCATTATTGGAATAAACAAAATATTCAAGTTTGATGGGACAAACTCCATAACAAATAATATGTTCAGTGTTAAATATCAGTTATTTTTAAACGATATTTACTACTGGGGATCTACAGAACTTTTAACTTATGCAATGACTAAAACTTATCTTGAAGATATTGATTTTCTTCTGACAACAGATAAGCAAATAAGATTTAATCAAAGGATGGACAGATTATACTTAGATATTGATTGGGGAAGTATGAGTGTTGGTGATTATTTGGTGATAGATTGTTGGAGACTACTTAATCCAAATGATTTTTCAAGAGTATGGAATGACTCTTTCTTAAAACCATATTTGACATCTCTAATTAAGAGACAGTGGGGACAAAACTTGATTAAATTCCAAGGAGTAAAACTTCCTGGAGGAATAGAGTTAAATGGAAGACAAATATATGATGATGCTCAAAAAGAAATAGATGCAATAATGGAGAAGATGTCAAATACTTATGAATTACCACCATTAGATATGATTGGTTAATATCATGCTTAATCCATTTTTTCAACAGGGATCAAAAAACGAACAAAGTCTTGTTCAAGACTTGATCAATGAACAACTACGCATGTATGGCGTTGAAGTTTATTATATCCCCAGAAAATATTATACTAAAAATACTGTCATTAGAGAAGTAATTCAATCTAAGTTTGATAATGCATATCCAATAGAGGCATATGTTGATACTTATGATGGATATACTGGACAAGGAACCATTCTTTCAAAATTTGGCATTCAAGAACTTGATGATTTAAGATTAATTATTTCAAGAGAAAGGTATGAAACTTATATTACTCCACTAATAGAGAATTTACCAAATATTGAGTTGGCAACTAGGCCAAAAGAAGGAGATCTTATATATTTCCCTCTTGGAGATAGAATTTTTGAAATAAAATATGTTGAGCACGAAAAACCTTTTTATCAATTACAAAAAAACTATGTTTATGAATTAACATGCGAACTCTTCAGATATCAAGATGAAGACGTTGATACTAATATTGAAGAAATTGACAACAATTTTGTAGAACTTGGATATATTCAAACTCTTACTATGGTTGGCACTGCAGTTACAGCAACTGCTGTCACTGGAATTGTTAATGGAGGAGTAAGATTTGTAAACGTAACTAGGAGGGGAGAAGGTTATACTTCTATTCCAACTGTTGCAATATCTTCTGCTCCAAGTGGAGGAATAACAGCAACTGGAATCGCAACAATGATTTCTGGATTGGTTGATTGTGACGGAACTACTTCATCTAAAGTTCAATCAGTTTACATAACAAATCCAGGACTTGGATATACAGTTGCTCCTGGAATAGTATTCATTGGTGGAGGTGGATCAGGAGCAGCTGCAACTACTGGAATTGGAAATAGTATGGTTGGTGTAGTAACCGTAACTTCTGGAGGTTCTGGATACTACACCGCACCTACTGTTTCCTTCTCTTCTCCTGTTGGTTTAGGTACTACAGCAACTGGCGTTTCTGTAATTAATTCTTCAGGATCAGTTTCTGCAATTTATATTACAAATGCTGGTTCAGGATATACTGTTGCACCAACTGTCACCGTCTCCAACCCACCTAGTAGTGGATCTGGCGACTTTATTGACAATGAAATTGTGACTGGAAGCACTAGTGGAACAACTGCAAAGGTTAAATCCTGGAATTCTGTCACAAGTGTTCTTACTGTTTCAATTGTTTCTGGTGAGTTTACAGCAGGCGAAAGTTTGGTTGGTGCAGAATCTGGAGCAACTCATTCCTTAAGAGTAATACAAACAGATAACCTTGTTGATCCATATGCTGATAATGATAATATTGAATTTGAAGCAGATCAAATATTAGATTTCTCAGAATCAAACCCATTCGGAAATCCATAGTAATTAGTTTGTTAAATAGAAGTAGTATCTTAGTGCATTTTTAAAATGTTTGAATATTTTTATCACGAAATAATGAGAAAAACCATTATTGGTTTTGGATCATTGTTTAACAACATATCAATCAAACACACTACAGATGCTGATGCAGTCGTCAGTGTATCAAAAGTTCCTTTGGCATACGGGCCAACTCAAAAATTCTTAGCAAGACTTGAGCAAGAATCAAATCTGAATAAACCAGTTCAGATGACTTTACCAAGAATGTCATTTGAATTTGTTGGGATGAACTATGATCCACAAAGAAAAACGACTCAAACACAGATAATTCAAACTGCACCTACGGCAGATAAAACCGACACTAAGAAGGTTTATATGCCAGTTCCATACAATATGTCATTTGAACTTTCTATCATGACAAAGTTGAATGATGATATGTTGCAAATAGTAGAGCAAATTTTACCTTATTTTCAACCATCTTATAATCTTAGCATTAATTTATTATCTGATGTTAATGAGAAGAGAGATATTCCTATTGTTTTAGATGGTATATCAATGAGTGATGATTATGAAGGAAATTTTGAAACAAGAAGAGCGTTAATTTATACTTTAAGATTTACAGCGAAGACTTACTTCTTCGGGCCTGTTGCTTCTACTTCAAGTGACATCATTAAGAAAGTTAGCATCGGATTGGTTGGCGATTCTGGTGTTAATAGAGTTCGAGAAATGACTTATACAGTTGAGCCAAGAGCAACTAAAAATTATACTGGAATTATTACCACGAATCTTTCTTCTGATATCGGACTTTCAGAAACAAATATTGTTGTTAATGATGGATCGGCAATTCCAGAAAACAGTTATATTGTAATCGACAATGAAGAAATGTATGTTGACAGTGTTTCTGGAAATACATTGACTGTAACTCGTGGAGCAGATTCTACAACAATTGCTTCACACGTTTCTGGAGCTGCTGTCAAGAAAATTACTTCTGCAGATGATAATCTAATAGAATTTGGAGATAATTTTGGTTTTGATGGTTCAATAATGTGAGGTTTTTTGTATGGATGATAAATTTAAATCGCTGAATGAAACTTTTGATGTTACAGCAGAAATTGCTGATAGTTCAATAAGTAAAATTTCCGAAAAAGACGAAAAGTTTAGAAAAACAAAGTCATCAGATGATGATATTAAAAAAGACTATGAATATACCAGAGGAAATTTATATTCAATTATTGAAAAAGGACAAGAGGCAATCAATGGTATACTGGAGTTAGCGCAGGAAACAGAACAAGCTAGAGCATATGAAGTTGCTGGACAACTGATTAAAAATGTTGCCGATGCAACAGATAAATTAATGGATCTTCAGAAAAAATTGAAAGATGTTGAGGAAGAAAAACAAGTAAAGGGGCCATCAACAGTAAACAATGCACTTTTTGTTGGATCTACTGCAGAACTTGCCAAAATGTTAAAAAATGGAATAGGAGAAGAAGATAAATAATATGACAGGGAGAGAAATCCCAAAGTACAAAGGTTACTAATAAAATGTCAAAGGATTTGCCTTCGATTGACGATTTTGCTGAAGACAATAGCAATTTACCATCTATCAATGATTATCTAACAGAGGAAGTTGAAGAAGATCTTCCATCTGTTAAAAATTTCATTGAAAAGCAAGAATTAAGAGAAGATATACAAACAATTGAAGATGCAAATGGAGAAACTTTTGCAGAAATAAAAGATATTGTTCCTCTATGACAGAGTATGGAACCATTAATCATCCAGTGGGAGTTGCGACGTTCTCTACAGATATTTCTGGTGGGGCTTTGAGATTGTTGGGATATCCATCATCAACAAATTCAACGACTTTCAAAGTCATCTTTACTGCATTAGAATCATGAAAACATTTAAACAATTTCAAGAGTCTTGGAGTAATAAATATAAAAAGAGTATTGATTGCTCAAATCCAAAAGGATTTTCTCAACGTGCTCATTGTGCTGCGAGAAGAAAAAGAGCAAAAGGTGAAGAAACTAAATCAAAACCAGTTGAATGAAAAAGAACGGCCGCTGCCCAGAAGGACAATATTACTGTTATACCAACAAGGAATGCAAACCAATTCCTGCTGGATTTATGGTTGATCCTGAAGGAATGCTTCGCAAAGAAAATGGAGCAACTATTGATGAGGGCGGAAGTCTTCACAAATGGTTTAAAGGTTCTAGATCTAAAGATGGAAAACCTGGTTGGGTTAATGTAGTCACTGGTGGAACTTGTGCGAGTGATGAACCTGGAGAGGGAACACCAAAATGTGTTTCTCAACAAAAAAGAGCAAGTATGACAAAAGCAGAAAGACTTTCTGCTTCTAGAAGAAAAAAGAAAGCAGATCCAGGACAACAGCAAAAAACTGGAGCTGCCAAACCAACTTATGTTTCAACAGAAAAAAAGAAAATGAACGAAGCAAAAGAAAGAGATCATGAGTACTCAATGGCTCGTTCTGAACTTTCCACAATTATGAACGCAGCAAGAAGACTCAAGAAAAAGATGGCTAAAGGTGAGGGTAATGTTGAAGCATGGGTTCAGTCAAAAATTACCAAAGCAGCAGATTATCTTGACTCTGCAGCAGATTATGTAGATAGTGGAGAAATGAGTGAAGAGAAGGATGTAAAGGGAAAAGGTAGTGGAAAAAAAGATGCTTGTTACCACAAAGTAAAGTCACGTTATAGTGTTTGGCCCTCTGCATATGCGTCGGGAGCACTGGTTAAATGTCGTAAAGCGGGTGCTTCTAACTGGGGAAATAAATCAGAATCTGTAGAAGTAGAAGAGGCAAAGAAGTGTTGGCCTGGTTATGAGAAAAAAGGAACACAAAAACTTTTTGGAAAAACTTATAATCGCTGCGTAAAGAAAGAAGAATTAGAAATAGATGAATCGGTGAGGATTCCATCTAAGACTGGAAATATTGTTCTTGTAACTCTAACTTGGAGAGGAAAATATTATGCAATTAAAATGTTCTTCCCACAAGTGACAAAACCAAGTAGGCAAGATGTTCAGACTCAAATTAATAAGGTGTATCCCGGATCAAAGGTAAATAGTTACTACATTAGTGATATTAAACCAGGAGAACAATTATTACAAGTAGAAGATTGGCAAAAAGTCAATCGCCAAGATAAAACTGACGGTTTAAGTCAGAAAGCAGTTAATGCATATCGTCGTGAGAATCCAGGTTCAAAACTTCAAACTGCTGTAACTGAAAAAAAACCAACTGGTAAAAGAGCAGAACGTCGCAAATCATTCTGCCGTCGCATGAAAGGTATGAAATCAAAATTGACTTCTGCAAAAACTTCAAGAGATCCAGATTCAAGAATCAACAAAGCACTCCGTCGCTGGAACTGTAACTAATGAAAGACTTTAAACGATTTATGTCAGAGGCAGTTAATATCTCTGGCGATTTTAATGGAACTTTGATTATTAATGGTACTGAAGATCAAACAGAATCAGTGGGAGAATCATTCTATGCTGATGTGGTTTGGGAAGGAAAATTATATCGTATGGAAATAGAAGGAGAAACTATTTCAAAAAATGAATTGGCAGAAGCTTTACAGGATGAATATCCTGGTGCAATGGTTCATAACATTTATCCAACATCAGAAATAAAAAGTTCTATAAGAATTAAAAACACACAAAGATATCAACCAGAAAAATTAACATGGGGTGAATAGTGAATGGCTCAGTGGAATAAGAATACACAAGATTATCTAAACCAGGAAAGAACACTTCATGAAGTTATCATGTGTGCTGATAGATTTGGTAATATTGGAAATTGTGGAGTTGCTACTGGAGTAGGTGGAGGGGGATATGATGCATTTGGAAGAATGCGTGTATCTGAGCCATACACTCTTGCAGACTATTCCCACATC